GTGAGATCGCTCATGGTCATCCCAGCCCGTTCATAGAGCTCTTTCTTTTTCATGCCATAAAGAGGCCCAGCTGCTGTAGACCATTGAACATCAGCTAAAACTTCATCAGCTGTCATGATTCTTGTTGGTTTCATCCCGCTATCCTTCAAAACTTTTATGACTTGCCTTGTTGCTGCCTTGAGAGCGTCGACATCTGGCTTAATATTATGAAAGTGCCTATTATACTTGAGCAAATCTTTCCAGTATGCTTCCCTACTCAACTCACTTGGCAGATACTGGTCCTCATATTTGGAAACAATTTCATCAACCTCTGGAGTGCATGCTTTGAATTGTTTCCAGTATTCGCTTTCGCCAACAAATGTGTGCCGTGTGTTCAGCAAACCATTTGCATATGCTATGTTCTCCATATGCACAGCTGAGATTGTTGGTGGGAGTTTTTGTGGCTGTGAAACCTCCCTTGGAACAAAGAAACCCCCTGCTTGTGCTGACTTTATGAAGTTTTCGACTGTATATTTACTTGTGTCACGTGAGAACTCCTTGAACTCTACAGAATCCCCTTGCAGATTGACAAGCTTAGAGGAATCATGGCCATGAACTTCTGCAATGAATTTCCAGTCCTTGAGCTGATTCTTGATGTATAGGTTGCTGGTCTTCTTGTCATTTGAGTTTAGGAGCTTGATGGCATCACCTGGGAAAGCTTCAAAGGTGTTACACATCTTCTTGATGTTTCCTGAGATATGAATACCAACTATCTTCCCTGTTGCTACATCAAAAACTGGGCAACCACACATCCCCACCTCTGTTGGAATTTGGTGCTCCCACCTGAATTCCTTGGTGCGGTAGGCCTCTGCTGTCACTGTGGGGATGATTTTGCTGTTCTGCCCCTTCCTTGACAACATTTGAACCGTCATCCCATCGCGTGCATGATCGATAGTTGCATAGCAACGCACTGGAGCCAATGAGCGTGGCCTCCTGATCAACAACAAATCAAAACCAGGAAAAGCATAAGCCTCTGGCACCTCAGTTAACGTGCACGTGTAGTGCTTGAACGACAAGTTGATTGGGAGCTTGCACATCATGACGTGAGCTGGCACGATCACCCAATCTTTATAGAGGATGCAGTTCGTTCTACCCTCTGCCAACACAACTGTTCCAACCATCTCGCCAGCATCAAGGTTTACATTGTTAACTGGCATGCGCGTATCAACTTCGAGCATTTCATCTGGCTGCTTAATGACCTCTGCTTGTCCTGTTTGCCGATACTGCCCTTCTTTCTCTGCGTAACCTTGTCTTCCGCTTGTTGAAGTTATGTCCGAGGAGTGATGTGGTGTTAACCGAACTCTAATGGTCATGCCATCACGCATAGTAACATTACAGAAAATGTCATCATCAGCAATATCTGCCCAATTGCTTGTGCTTTCTTTGCTCTTGAGGGCTTCAAAATGTTTCTTCACGTTTGCCATATTGGCTAAGGGGTTGGCCGTTTCGTAAAAAGCTTGCTTGTTAGCATCCATGAACACAGCTGATACAACATTCTCATCAGAGGTGACATCATACATTGTGACGAATGGTGCCTTCTTTTCCATGAGGTTCTCAAAAGCTGTTTTTGTTGCTTTCTCTTTCCTCCCTTTTCTGCTTCTGAAGACATTGAGGTCATGGTCATGCTCCTGATTATACTCATGACTAAGGATGTGTTCATAAGCTGCGGCGCTTCTCTTATCTCTATTAAAAGATTTGCCCTTCATCTCCAGGATGTCTTTCAAAACAGCCTTCTTGTTCTTTCTATTCCAGTC